TATCAGCTAGAGTATCTATTGCATTATTCATTTTCATAACAGTTTTAGCGTATATTTTAGCCTGCTTTTCTGTCATGTTGGTAGTTTCTTCTAAGTAGTCTGTGTATTCTGCTAGTTCTTCACTATCGAGATTTTGAGTATCAAGAGTTTGGCTTAAATTATATGATGCCGTATTAAAAGCGTCAAGACTGATTTCTCCTTCTTTATAAGCCTTAATCAAATCTTCCAAACTATCATATTGAGACGCTTTGGCCATCTCAAGTGACCAAGATTCTGCTTGCTGCTCTGCCATTACGTTATTTAAATCTTCGATGGTATAATCAAGTTCTTGATAAGCTTCATTTATTTCTACTACAGTCTCTTTCCACGAATCACTATCTAGGCCTTGACCCCATTCTGCTAGTTGTCCTTGGCTTTCGGTTCCTAATGCACTCATAATGCTCATTTGCTTCTTGGCTTGTTCAAAAGGATCCGCATCGCTGCCAAATTCTTTTAAACCACCAGCAATTATAGCATCGCCAATAATAGAACTAGATTGTTTTAATTCGTCTATTCTAGCGTTAAAAGTTGCATTACTATCTTTTTGAAAAACTTCTTGTAACTCTTCAGCAGCCCCAATTAGTTGATAAGTCCCATCCATCATCATAACGAAATAGGATTTATAGGCATCATCTAAGGTCTGATAATCTTCTGCACTTATGGTATCCCCTGTCGATAAGCTACTAATTATATCATTCTGCGCTTTATAGGAAGAAGTCAATTTCTCTATAGAAGTAGAAGCAGTATCTAATGCGTCTATGAGATTATTCAATTGCTCTGTCGTAAAATCGGTTTCAATTCCAGCTTCCTTTAACGCAGTAGCTAAATCATTAGCAGAAATATCATCAAAGGACATTCCATTAATAGCATCAGCAAAACTTTGAGCCTCATTACTATCTAATTCATTGAAAATACTCGTAAGAGCGACTAATCCCTTAGATCCACTACTTTCAAAAGCATTCTCCATTAGATTGGCAACTGATTTTTGGGCGGCCGCAGTCCATTGATCTTTGTTTTCTAAATTCTCAAAAGCATCTTTAGCCATGGAAAGCATATTGTTGCCAATAGAGCTAAAGTCTAATTCCAAAGCTTGATTAAACTTATCTAAATAGCCTTCACCTAATATTGAAGTTAGTCCTTCTGCATCTGTCCCAAAAATGCCCTCTAGATAATTTTCATAATCCTCTGAAGTACTACCAGCTTCATTCTTTAGCTTCTCAAAGTCCTCTTCGGTCATGTTCTCAAAGTTACCGTTAGCTATAAAGCCCCTTAGGCCCTCGGCAATGCCCGAATCGCTGACATTACTTTCCATAGTAGATAATGACTGGGCCGCATCTTCTGCACTATTCCCTAATTCTTCCAGCGCCTCGTAAGCTGCAATAGTTGTAGCTATCTGCTCTTTGGAGACAGTCTTTTCTTCACCGTTTTCTAAGTAGGTTAAAGTACGATCTTCGTCAAAACCACGAACGGCATTACTTGCAAGGTCAACTTCGTCGCTAAGTCCAGCCGCAGCTTTATAACGCGACCAAACATCTTGAACGTTAGCGTTTTGATTCCCAGAGAAAATTGCAACTCCATTAGTTAATTCTTCTTTAATCTGATCCTCAATTTCTTGAACTCTTTCTGTATATGCTCTTCCAGCTATGGCCTTTTCAGCACTATCATATTCATCGCCCAACTCTGACGCAGCAACAACCTTACCAACGTTTTCCATTTCTGTAGCAGCGTCTTTGGTAGACTCTACTAAGTTATCTATTTCATCTTGATAACTCATTAAAGATTCTATTGGTACAGTAAAGCCCTTTAATAATTCAGTTAATTTACTTTTATATTCTTCTGTTGTTAGTCCAGCTAATTCCTCGAGGTGATCTGAAATTATATTACCGAAATATTGTCCGTTTTCATCATAAAAAGCGTTTTCTCTTTCAAGGTTAGTACGATTTGATTTGTTTTGTGCTACGTCAGACTCTTGAGCAGCTACTAATGAAGCATATTGGGCAGCAGAAGCTTTTGTCTCATATTCAGAAAGAATATTATCTATATCTGATTGTTCAAAATAAAGATTACCATCAGCAGAAGTTTTAACATATTTAAGTAGTTCGGGATATTCATCTAGCATATCCTTAACTTGGTCGTTTACTTCAGATAAGGCTTCACGCCATTCTTCTGTTCCTTTAGTACACGCATTTAAAGTCTCTGTAACTGAATCATACTCATCGAAAGCGCTTTTAAGAGATTCAAATTCTGATTTAAGGTCACTAGCGACATTTTTTAAAGCTTCTGCTTTTTCGGCAGCTTTTTCAGCAGCTTCAGTATCAGCGTTGATCATTTTATATAGTGCAGAGCCAATAGCTACTAATCCCGCTATAGCCGCCGTAACGACTATTACTGGCCCTATAATAGTACTAACAGAACTAGTTAGTAACTTCTTTGCTATAGCCGCACGAATATCTGCGGCGGCCATTTCATCAGTAGCCTCAACCCCAAGCTTTTCAGCTATAGTTGAAAAAATTTGTTTTTCTGTTTCTTCTTCAATAGTTTTATCTTTTGCTTCCTTCGCTATAGTTGCGCGAATGTCTGCGGCAGTCATATCTTCGGTGGTTGTGATTCCAAGCTTTTCAGCTATAGTGAAAAGAGTTTGCTTTTCCACGCCCTCTTCAACGTTGCTAGCGTGAAGCTTCTCCATTAAATTCTCTAGGTTTAATGTATTAAGGTACTTTTCTTTTATGCCATTTAATTGCTGATAACTAGCAACAACTTGCGGTATTACCATACCAATAGTAGTCAAAGTTGTCAGAAGTTTTTCAGACAGCTCCATGTCATTATTAGACCAAACGTCTCCAAGTCCCTTAATAGAAGTGAGAGCAGAAAATAGAGTTGTAATACTAGAGCCAACGCCAGTTATCACTTCACCAAAGCCTAAAGCTTCTCCCTTTGCACCTAGTAAAGTTTTATCAAATTCTTTAACTGAATTATTTAGGGCTTCTTGGCTTTCCGCATAAGCGAAAGCAGCATCGGCCGCTGCATAGCTAGTATCTTGAAGACTTTTTGCGCTGTTACTATCTTCGGTAATTTCATTAGCAGTGTCATCAGCTTGCTTTTCGAGTCTAAATATTATCGTTCGAAGGCTATTTAATGCTTCTTCAGCCCCTACTTCACCTTTTTCAATACCTTCAAAAAGCGCTTCGACTTCTGTATCCTTATAAAGATCTTCTTTATCTATTTCTTGTAATCTTGACTTAAATGATTCTAAGGCCTTTTTGGCAGCTTCAGCGTCATCTTTTGTTGCTTCAAGCTGCGTAGAAAAACTATCTAATCCATGATGCTGTAAAGTAGTTTTATTAAGTTCTACCATTTTAGAATCTAAATCAGCAGTGGAGCTAGTTAATTCTCCTTGCTTTTTCTTAGCCGCGTCCAAAGCTGCCTGTGCCTCTGTAACAGCCTCTTGTGCCTGCCGAGATTCCACAATAGCGCTATTCCATTCAGACAATGCCTTATCAATGGCTTCTGAACTTTGAGTCCTATCTGTGTTCTTTTCTGTAAAGGCTGTATAAGCAGCTTCTTCTTTCCCTTGAGCTTCTTCTGCTTGGGCTTGAGCGTCTTTCAGTTTTTTCTGGGCTTCATCTACTTCATCTTTTGCTTGAGCTTCCTGTTTAGCTTGAGCCGCAAGGCGCACTCTTCTTTCCTCTGCCTTTAATGCTTTTTCAGCGGTTGACAATTCAGCTTCGGCACTAATTACCTGTTGACCACGAAGTTTCTGTTGGTCAATTAAGATTTGAGCAACTTTTAATTCTTCACTAGAGAGTCTGTCGGCATTCTTTAACAAGGCTTGCTGTGAACTAGCTTGGGCGGCAAAGGCTGCCTTTTCCGCTGTCTCAGCCCTAGTGTCAGAAGTTTTACCTTGAGAATAATCTAAAATAGCACTTAATGATTCTTGTCTTAATGCAGTGGCGTCCTTGGCTTTAGTAAAGAGATTCTTAACACTAAAGACCGTATCATTAATACCTTCACTTAATTGCTTACTAAATACTTTAGTAGCAATAGAGCCAATAGTCGTAAGTACTCCGGGTAATCCTCCAAGACCTTCAATTAAATCATTTATTCCATTTAACGCAGATTCAGTTAAATTCAATAAAGAAATAAAGAAATCATCATCAATTAAAGCGTTATAAATACTTTCAGCGGCTGCTGTTACTCTATCTCTAGCAGCTTCCCAACTTTCAGCATAAATATCAGCTTGCTCATCCAAAGTACCTTCTGCGTTTTCGGCAACAGTAAGGTTAGTTTGAAATTTGTCCCAGTTGTCCATTAAGGCAATTAACTGTGTATACTGCCTTGTGCCGGCAACAGCTTCGGCCACTGCAATCTGAGTATCGCTAGATAAAGTAGACCATTTACTGCCCAAATCGTCCAGAATATCATCCATGGCAATCAAGTTGCCACTAGCATCTTTAACCTGAACTCCAACAGTAGCTAAAGCTTGAGCATAAGTACCTAGTGTTGTACCATCGTCTAAAGTTTCACCAAGCTCTAAGTCTTGGAATCTTGAGAAAATAGTTTTATATGCTGTACCTACAACATCAGCGGATTGACGTGTCTCTGCAACTACGGTCGCCAAAGCAGTGGTAGCGTAATTATAGCTTAATCCAATAGTATCAGCGACAGAAGCAAACTTTTCAAGACCTTCGGCTATTTCAGAAGAACTTGACGCAGTACTGGCGCCCAATGCTGTAATAACATCTCCAAAATGTTCCAGTGATTCAGAACCATCATCAAAGTTATTCCAGATAGCGGTCATATAGGAGGAAACGTCTGTTGCGCTATCTCCTGTAGCTTGCGCCATCTTTATTGTAGCTTCGGTTCTTGATTGCACTTCATTTGTACTTAGACCTTGCTGATAGTAAATTAAACTAGCATCGGTATAAGTAGTAGTTGTAGTACTTAATGCTTGGGCGGCCTTGTTAGCCTGAACTGCGAAGTTGGCCATTTCCTCTGAGTTCTTCCCAGTAACAATTCTAATATTGTTTAAAGACTCATTTAGGTCTTGCGCATAATTATAAGCACTAGAAATTGAGCTTTGGAATCCTCTTAAAATATTGGAAGAAATTTGCCATTTGGCTGCGTTTTTAAGAGAAGTCGCAAAACTGTCTAATAATGCATTAGTCCTTTTTAAAGGAACTTCGGCCGATAAGATGGCAGAAGCTAAATTTGAAAAAACCTTAGTTCCTTCTGGGCCTAAATTTAAAAGAGCATCTTGGTATTCAGTAATACTAGTATTGCTCTTTTTTAAAGATTCACTAAATTTAGTTAAGTCTAAACTTCCAGTAGAAGTTGTAGCTTCTTGGAGTTGAACTTTTAATTGAGCTACTTTAGCAGTTGCATCTTGAATTTGTTTAGATAAACCCAATGAGCTGTCAGAAGTAGCAGTCTGTTTCATTAGCTGAGACAGTTGAATTTGTAGCTGTTTTAATTGCGCACTTGCTTGCTTGGTATCAGCGGTCAAGGCAAGTGTTAAATTATATTGTCTATTTGCAGCCATGGTTTTACTCCTTTCTCACTCAAAAAAAGAGGAGAAAAGTTAAGAAACTTTTCTCCTCTAACTCTTTAATTTTTCTAAAAATTCAGAAATGAAAATAAATTAAATTAGCCCAACTTTTGCATAATAGACTTCAATAAGTCCAAATTTTCTGGGTCAGACAACTTAGCTTGAATACTGGCCGCATCAAAATTCAAATTATCATAATCTTTATTCAAAGAATCCAAAATACCATAGATAGAATTTTTATAATCGTAAAGTCTTTTAGAAATTTCTTTTAGGTTGTCTTTCAAAAAAGCTAATTCTTTGCATGGGATTGCGGCATAAATATACTTAAAAATTCCAGATTTAAGAATGTCATAGGCCTCTTCTAAATTATCTTCGGGAAGTTCAATATCTGTATAATAAGAAACAAGATATATTTCAAAATAGGTATTCATTTTGGCAGTATAAAGAGCATCATCTTCAGAAGCACATTCTAATACGTCTTTCATAAATTCAAGCTTTTTTGCTATTGGCAAATATTGCTTAACATGAATTTCAGCGCCATTAATTTCCAAAGTCTCTTCTTCCTCTAAGTTTCCTTCTAACTTTAAATCAGAAAACTTCATAGTAAATTCTCCTCTCAATCTTTTTTATTAGATTATACCATTTTATTTTTGCGAAGTCAATAGAGAAGAGGATATATAAATTCCACCATGTTTACTTAAAGCCCCTAATATCTTACTAAGATATTTTTGCTCACATAAATTTCCTCTAAAATTTAAACTTCCAGTAATATCATTTGCTATTTCTTCTGCATCATATCCATGTAGCCATTGACTATTATTCCTATCAAGATCATATTCAATTTTACTTAACAAGGAACTTATTGAATAAACATGGATTTTTCTTGCCGCTCTATCATTTATTATAATAGTATCTGCATAGTTGCTTAATTGAGAATACCCCATTAGAGAATCTAAAGACACAACAGCTTTAGCGTAATTATGAACGGCATTTAATACACCTGTTGCCTTTGAAGAAAAATAGCCAACGCTTAATCCGTAAGACAAAGTAGGGTTTACGCCAACAGTTCGAAGCATAGCAGATTCTAAATTAACCGTGCCAAAATCACGACCTGAAAATTTACTCCAGTTTTTTGCGCTAACTCTAGAAGGTTGGTTATTATTAATTTCAGGAAATTTTATATTAACGTCTATTTTACCTTGCTTATCACTAAAAGCAGAAGTTACTTCGAAGCTGTCTCCATTTCCTAGTTCCAAGAAAGTTTTTGTTTTACCTTCTTTAGTTTTTGATGTCGTTATTGTAATGCCCTCTGCGTTAATTATTTCTCCACGATTAGCTGTTTGTTGCCCAAAAGTTGCAGTTTTTCCAAATTCGTTCATTATCTCATCAGTTACTCCTTCAGTTACTAATTTTACCAAAAAATCTAAGGCATATTCAAATGTCTTTCCTAAAAGGTCATTTGAAATTGGAAAGTTTTGGAAATAAGTAATTTGACTATATAAATTGTCTATATTGGCAACTTTCTTTATAATATCTTGACTAGAATTTTCAAACAAGATTTTATCTTTGACAAATTCTTCGTCATTTATACCTTTATCTCGCTTAACTTCTTCTAAAAGTTGTTTTAACTGTTCTTCTAAGTCTCCAACTATTTTGCCAACTTCACCACTTTCATCACCCTTCCATGCCTCAACAGCCTGTAATCGGGATTCTAGTTCTTTAATAGTTATATATTTTTTATGATTAAAAGAAGTATATTTGCTTAAAGCTATTTTACCACGATCTTCTTCTTCGCCTAAATAGCCTGTCGCAAAATCATAATTATATCCATCAAGTTTTTCCCCAATTTCTTCTTCCAACCATTTTTTACTAGCATTAACTAACGCCGTATGTAAGTCCTTCATCTTATCGGTAGTGGGATTATAAAATATAGCGTTTAAATAATCCTCTAAATCTTGATAACCTTTATTTTTTATTTCATTACCACCCTTAATGATTCTATCTTTCCCCTGTTGTAGAACTTTTTTAGTATCTAGGCTATATCTTGCGTAAAACAGAGATTCAATATAATTCACTATGTCAACCTCCTTTTTCACTAAAAAAGAAAAGGGGGAGAAAGTTTAAACTTTCTCCCCCTTAATATTAAAATGTTAATTTATCGTGAGCGCTTTCATGAGTAGTGTCATGTCTGTGCAGATCTAAGCTACTAGCATCTTCGATAATCTGAATTGCGGCCAAGACCTTTTTGGAATGGTCGAATCTAGTATAATCAGGAAATGCGTCCAGAGTAAAGGTAAATGTACTTGGATCGCCACTGCCGGCCATTGTAAAGGTAAAGTTAGACTGAATCTTGCAGTTGGGAATAACAAACTCAGCAGGCATATCCACACCATCAGTAGTACGGAACAGAGTAGAAGCCTCTAAGTAATAGTTTCCACCAAACTTGTCAGCAGAAATCTCAATTTGTTGAGCATGAGACTTACGGGCAACATAGTAGTCAACCAGAACGCTATCAAATGTACCAGCTTCGGGCAGGTCACTAACAGCATAATCATGAGAAGTAACACCAGACTCAGACTCAGAAGCACTCAGCTCATCATAAGCCTCATGAGCAGTAATTCTCAGGTTGTAAGTGCCATCCTCTTGAGCTTCCAAATCCTCATGGTAAGGAATGAAAGGCTCAGAAATGATTTCGCCCTCTTTCACGAACATAACATAAGCCATGTTCTCAGTAGCAGCCGTGAAGGTACCATCCTCACTGGTCTTGCCAAGATAGGGCTTCTCATTAACTTTAATAGTGATGGTATCAGCAGTAACGTCACATTCAGAAGCATCGACAGTCTCAGTGACGTGCTGATAGATGGGCTTACTATCGGTAGCATCAATCAGACCGGCACCAGACAGAATCATAAATCCTTCAGGTGAAATCAGAGCATCTTCCATGGTAAAGGTAACAGTTCTCTCACCTTCCCATGCAATCAATCTAGCGTTGCCACGTCCACCTTGAGCGTACACAGTGGTAGCAGCTCCTTCGACACTAGAGGTTTTCAGAGTATCGAAATAAATGACAGGCTCATTTTTATAGAAAATTTTATTGCCAATTTTAGTTGCGGATTTTGCCTTTAAGACAACATCGCAACATTCTCTTACGCCAAATTTCATAAAAAAATTTCCTCCTTATTTAATTAAGTTTTATTAGTGTAAACCCTTTGTCCAACTTTCTGGCTGATGGTCTGGCTTTCCGCCAGCTAACCGAGTTTGAATATCCAAATCCCAGTTAATATATAGGAAGTATCTTTCTATTAAATCATATAGCTGAAACATGGTTAATTTTTCTAACTCCAAAAGAGAGATGTGAAGTCCAATAGTCAAGACAGAAAGGTAAATACTAAATACGTTAGAGTTAGAGTCACTTTTTTGGGCAGCAACTCTTTGACGACCCCTCATCAATTTATCCGCTATCTCTTTAGCTTTACTATTGGCCGGATTAAAGGCCTGCTGATCCATTGGGCCTTCTTGAGAGCAAAACACTTGGCGCAACACCGATTGGAAAGCATCAAAATTGTTTTCATCAACAACATGAGACTCTTTTTCCTCTTGGAATAGTAAACTTTGCGGCGTCATTAACACCTTATATTTAGGGAAAATCAATGTAAAAACTTGAAGGACACTGCGTTTCTTATCAAGAGTTTGCTTATCCTTCATTATCGTCATGAATATTTGAAAATTTGATGTTCTGTCTAAAACATCTTTGTCCTCGATAAACATAGACTTATATAAGCATAAAGTTTGAACGCCTATAAAGAAATCTGTTTGGCCGAGGTAGGAGATTTCTGTAATGGAAGGTTGGTGTAAAATTAGCTGACATTCAGGGATTGGAATGTCAACCCCAGTCATTAAGGCGAGTCTGATGTCCATGGTACAGGCACTTTATCCTCTCCGCCATGAATAGCTCTATAAAGTAAACATACACCACATAATTCATCGGTATAATTTACTTGAACGGCTCCTTCAAACTGCAAAAGGCCAATTCCAGTTAATCTTTTATTATTAAGCATAGAATCAATCTCGGCGGCAATCCTATAGGGTCGCATCTGAAAATCTTTAAGCTGCCATTGACTAAAATGGCAAACAATATCGAACTCAACTAAGTTATCACGGAACTGCGGATTATTTTGGTTAGTAGTAAAATTATCAAAATTAATAAAGATGTAGTTAAGTACGGACTCGTCCACTAAGAGCTTCGGAACACTTTTTATATTTTTTCCGAAAAGTTCTAGAACCTGTTCATCTGTTAAGTCAGAATGAGAAAGTGGATCTTTATCTGTATAATACAGCAATTTTTGAATCCGTTTATTTTCTAATATCTTTTTTACGATAATTGACATATCCTTTTCCATAGATAAAAAACTTGAGTTAGGGGTATTTACTCCGTCAATCTTCATAAAAAATCTCCTTTTTCTCTTTTAAAATAAAGAATCTACTTTAATCACTTTTGTATAAAGTCCATAAGTCAGCTCAAATTGGCCACTGTATGGGCTAGTCCAAATTAGTTTAATATGTAATGGGTTATTGGGGTCTACTGCAAATTCTACAGGAGTCCCTTTTGAGACGCTCCATAAGCCATTATTCAAACCTTTATAAGTATATTCGTAAACCTTATTAGGTTTAATAAAGCTATCTCCATCCAATAGAGTTTCCACGTTAGAAGGATTAGGATTGGTTGGGGGTTCAATGCGGCCATCAGCTATTCCCTTTTCAAGGTCATCTTCAAATTCATTACTATAATATTCTGTGGCGTTGACCTCTAAAATGCCGGGAGTACTTATCCCATCAACAGCTTCTACTCTCCAGCAGGTAGTTGAAACTTTTCCCTCAGTATCTTTCATAAAGAATCTAGCATATCTTTTAAAGTACTTTGTAGTTTCTTCTGTCCGTGGCAGTAAGATATTTAATGAATAGTTAGGTCTATCCATACTAATATCGTGTTTTGAAACATAGTCAATTTTTGTCTCTGTAGGGCCTCTCACGGCGGCATAAGTAGTGCCATCTTCCCAAGAAATAGTATAGGAGCATCGGCGGATTTCCCCTCTAAAGTAAGCTAATTCAGTTAAATCTTGAAGATAAACTAACCAAAAGGTATTAGTACCTATCCATTCAAACACGTCCCCCACTGATATTTTATCTTCGTAGTGGACTGAAAGGATTTTATCATCATAGTCTTGCTTATTTTTATCAGGGTTAATTAAAGCTCTAACAACTTTTGATTCTTCCTCAGAGACTTTCTTAATATTGGCGCCTTGATAAGAATACTTTAGCGCCCTATCTAAAGAGCGTCTCTTATCATAAATCATTCTGTCTTGTTGGATAAATCCGCCGCCATTAGCTAATCTAGTGGCCTGTTCTTCTAGTCCTTCTAAATCTGATTTTAAAGGTTCTTCTTCCTTCCTAGAGGCTTCAGGCATCCCTTTATATAATCCCAGACGTTGACTCATTAAGTCCAAAGAAGTATTTTTTTTCATTTATCTAACTCCTGTAATAGACTAATGCTTTCAAATATTGTTTTCCGATATAGCTCAAAATTAGTTTCTGTTACACGAAGCCCTTCCAATTTACTTAAAAGGTGCAAGAAAACTGGACTAATGAAAAAAATTTCATTTAGTCCAGCTATCTCAATGATAACAGTGTCTAATTGCTTTTGCCAATCTTCTTCTTTTTCACGCATTGGAATTAATTTCCATAGCTGATTTGTTAAGCGTTTTATATTCTTTTGAATACTTTCTTCCGAGAAACTTTTACCGTACTTATTTGAGGGCACTTTTTTGTCTAAGACTAGACCAGTTTGACTCATAAACGCCATTCTCGTTAGTCTTTCTCCTCTTATAAAGTCTTTGCATATGGAAAGATTCACGTTGGGCTTCCGCCAATAGTGAGAGTAATTTACTCAAGTGGTTAGCTTGCGAAGTAAACTTAAAATCAGACCCGCTATATTTCATGCGTATATTTTCAATAGAAGCTACTTGGCGCTCAATCCAACCTTGTTTCATTAGCAAAGCAAGTATATTTATTTCCTCAGAAGTAAGAGTGGATGAAAAAGAAGATTTTTCAACAATAACGTCAGGAACACTAACCTCAGAATCTTCTGGAAGTTCATTCCAGATAACGCCAATTATAAAATCATCAGGTTCAATTTCATCTTCGCGCATTACCTCAGTTTTAATTTCATAGTCATATAAATTCTGTCTAGGAAATTCAAAGCCCGGAATGGCATCAACCAAAAGTCTCTGTAAATCTTTAATGGTGTCTTGTGGGGTTAATTCCATATACATATCATCAGTAATTTTTCCAAGAAAGCGATTATAAATAGCGGAAAATGATGTACCTTCCACTATAATCAAACCTCCTTTTAATCTTCGGCAGAAGTTGTATCAACAACCTTGTATTCAGGTAAAGAAGCTCTTCTTCCACTAGTTTCAGTAGTGGTTGCCTTTACTCTGCGCTTGGGGGCTTCGGTAGTAGCCTTTTGGCCATCTTCCTCATAGGCTTCTTCTATATGCTCTAAAGTCTTGCTAACATCAAAGCCAGTCTTTTCTTTTAAAGCACGTCTCTTCTGAATGTCATTAAGAGGAAGGGAAATCGCCAGCTTCTTAACAAGGTCGATTACTCCAACAGGCGCAAAGTCTAAACAATCCAAGAAAGCGTCCAGAGAACCTTCTGTCAGCAGTTTAATAATATCTTGCTCAGACATATTATATTCAGGCTCAGTGGCCATGTTAAGCTCTTCCTTGGCTTCTTCACTTTGAATTTGCAAGAAATTTACCATAATTTCTTTTCCACCCGGAATATAGGAAAGTTTTTCCAGCTCTTCAAAAGGAATCTTTTTCACTTCTCCGGGGACAAATTCTCTACGAATACCCAGCTCAGGGATTCTATAAGTTACAAGACTAGCACTTCTATTTTTAACTTGATAAGTCATTATTTATTTCTCCTTTTTCTCCGAGAAGGTAGAACTAAGAAAACTTAGTCCTACCTTTTATATGATTTACTTAGTCAGCAGTGGTGCCATCAAGGCGGCCATCATAAGTAGTGACTTGACCAGTCACGCCATCCAGATGCCAAGTATCCATCTTGCCCATCAGAGCAGTATCGACATAAGCAAAGATGTTGTTGGTCAGCATACAAGTGACGCCAACCTTCTTATAAACCTGAATCTCACGAGACAGGTCAGCATTCTGGGCCTCGTTGACAATAGTATTGCCTTCAAAAGCAACCTTCACAGGCTTGCTATCAGCGCCAGAAGGAATAATCCAAGCATAACCGGGGTCAATGACTTTACGGCTGTTGGTTTCATCCTCAAAGCCCTGCTCAAGAATAACGACATTCTTACCCTTGTAGTTAGCAAGGCGGCCAGTCTCCCACAGCTCAGTCTTCATGCCCTCGGTGTAGCGCCAAGCCTCTTGAGGAATCATGTTCACAGCGAACTCATAAGTGCAGTAAATGGTAGGAGTGCCATAAGCAGAAGCACCAGTAATCAGTCTATCAAATGTAGCTTCATCAAAACCGGGAGCCGCAGCACGGTTGGCAGGAGGCAACTGGTTAATGGAAGCTTTCAGAGCAGCGCCAATTTCCTTGTAGATAAGCTCATTCATGCCATCAGTAATGACATTAGTAACCTCAGCCCAATCAACACGGCCATCCAAGAACTCCTCGAAGCCAATCTGAGCAGCGCCGCCAATAGCACTAGTTCTAACTTCGAAGGACTCTTCGTTCTTACCCAGCTTAAAGACCTCATAACGGCCACCTAAGCCAACACGAGTAATAAACTGTTTAGCTCTGTTATTAGAAGTGAGCTTATGCTTGAAGATAATCTTCTGACCTTGGGCGAAGGTCTTAATCTCAGCGAACTGCTGATACTGCTCAACAACTTTCTTGGGCAGCACATCGTCCACATACTCCTCCATCACGGAGAAGATAAAATTCTTATTTTCACGATACAGTCTGTAATTACCAGCCAGCTCGTTCAACTCTTTACGCAGAGTCTCTTGCAGAGCCTCATAACTCAGATTCTGGCCATTAAAGCTATAGGCAACAGGAGCGGAAGGGTCTGCTCTATAAGTCTGCTTCATTAAAGCAAGTAAATTTTCTCTATCCAACATATTAGTTTCCCCTCCTCTTATTAGACAATACGCATAATTTTAACAGCAGCTTGGCGGTCAGGCAGATTATAAACCTTGACAACCTGCCAAGTCATCTTATCATCAGTGCCAGCTTCAAGAATGCCCTTATCGCCAACCTTCAGAGTGTCACCAACAGCCAGAGTCTCGGCGTTGACAGTATTGGTAGTGAAAATGTCACCAACATTAGTCTTAAAGACGCGAGGAACCATAGTAGTGCCCTCGGGCATCTTGGCAGCGGTGTACTGAGGTTCAACATGGAAAGGATCTTCGTTGTAACGAGGCTCATAGATGTCGGGGCCAGCAGTCACATCGTCATACTTATATGTGTTGTCGCCCAGAGTAATCTCACTCTTACCTTCGGCATCAACGCCATTGTAGTAACGAGACTGGGGATCATCATCATCACCATATTTATTGCCGCCATAGGGGCTATAAATACGAGCCTGATAGTTGTCCTTCAGCATTGCAAACTCGCAATCATCTTGGCCGTCACGATACAATTTAATCTCATTGAAAACCAGCATCCATTCGCCGGCTCCCTCAAAGTCAACTAAGCCTTTAGCATAGTCATACTTTACGAACTGGCCCTGCTCCAGAATATCAATATCAGCAGCAGCGGGCAGTTGTGCATAAATTTGAGCAGTCTTTTGGGCAGACAGATGGTTAGGCTCGACTTGGCCGTAGCCCCACTGCACATAAGTAGCCTGACTCTTTATACCATTTCTAGTTAAGAAATCACTAAGCATTTTATATCCTCCTTATTAGTCCATTGTTTTTGCAACTTCAAGCGCAGCTTTTACCCACGCAGGAGTCGAATCAATTTGAGATGAATCCCCATTTAAGTTATAAGAAATTGGGGCTTCTTCTTCTTCCAGAGAGAAACTTACCTTATTGCGGAAACAAATAACAGAAAGCTCTTTTTCTATATCATCCAAAGAGTAAGTATCAATGTTATCTATAACATTTTTCTTATCTTCATTAGACAGCATATAGAAGCTATCAATCATATCTTCCTTTTGCTTTCTCTCGATAGCATTGCGGAACTGGGTTAAATTAGCTACCTGTTCCTCTAAAGAACGCTTTTCCGCAGATACGTTATTATACATTATCTGAAGCGCAGCATAAGAGTTTTGTAAGTTGGAATATTTAGAAACCAATTCTTGATAGACGGGATTCTCTTCTAAAGAGAACTCCTTTTTCTCAGGTTCTTTTTCAACAACTTCGACCTCTTCTTCCTCAGAAGTTTCTTCTTCTTGGAGTGTAGTTTCTACCTCTTCGACCGGGGTTTCAACTTCTTCCACAGAAGTCTCTTCATTTTCCGTAGAGGTTTCTACAGCTTGAATATCCTCTTCTAACACTTGCGTTCCTCCTTTTTCCATTAGTTCTTTTAGTTCTTCCATCATTGAATACAATTTACTTTGCATCTCCTCTTGCAAAGAGAACTGTACGTTACCAATAGAAGCACCTTCAAAGCAAGGCTCATAATCTTCACCTAAAATACAAAGTTTCTTGATTATAGCCTCATTGATAATAAAAAATTGGGGTTTTCCACTAGAATCTTTTGTCCAAAACGCATCAATATTTTTATCATCTAATTCCATTGACTGGTTGTTACCTTTATCCAAAATTCTTTGGGCTTCTGGATAAATAGAAGTCCATAAGTAACCTTCAGTTACTAGATACGTGCGCTCATTGACGCCATCATCTAAGAACTTTTGGAACCAAACTTTGGCATTTAAATCAACGAAACCATAAGGTTGCATTCCGGGTTCATCTTGCAGAACCCATTTGCCATCTTCATCCATTTGGAAGGTCTTGTTATGCTCCTCAAAATCTCCTTCGTCCTTGTTGTAATAACCAATAATGGCGGCACCTCTTAAGCTAGGCGCCATTTTTAAAGCTGTCTCTTTGGTGATAACACTTCTATTGCGATTGGGTTCATCGCCAACATAACAAACTTTAATCTGACATTTAGAAATTAAAGGAGAAAAACTAGAATCTTCCATGGAAATAATTTCTATTTCTGGCAGTGCGATACTTGTATGTGTCATTTTCTTTTTCCCTCCTTTAACTCATAGATTCTAAATTAGCGATTGTTTTTTCGCTCTTCTCATCATCGGACTTTTCTGGGCGTCCAGTTTCTCCCGAAGAACTATCTTCTGTTGCAACTTGATTTTCTTGAGTAGAAGATTTGTCTCTGTTGCCCAAAAGAGCTTCGGCATTCATAGTCGAACTCATTAAGGGCGGTATCATAATCTCACTCAAGTGCAAGACTTCATTTTCAAAGTTAGCCATATGAATAATTGAACTCTGAGAATGGCCCATAGCAATTTGCGGCAGCATCTTAGAATAACCAATCTGAACTTGCTCTTTATACATCTTCGCCAGAGTCTGATAATTATCTTGGGTGGTTTCAAGCATATAAAGCCTAAATCCATATTTAGATTTATTCCTACCCAATTGCTGAACTACGCTATCATAAAAAGAACTAAGCTGTAAAAGCAAAGGCCGCATAGCTGATTCATCAGCTAGAATTGACTTTGATAAAGAAAGGTTGCCGTCCGTATTAAATAAGTTCTTAGAAATACCAAGAGAGTTATAAACCGCACGTTCCATCTTCTCCAAATCGTCAGTAGAAGTAGTAGTATTAGAGTCCGCCATATCTTCAACATCAACATCAGCAAAGGTTGTTAAAACGTCAACTCCAATAGCATGACTAAGCATTTCTACCGCATTATTATGAATATCAGTAGCTTCATCAAGGTCAAATACTAGGTCGCCGTTCTTATCAGTCGGCAATTTTTGAATAACAATCTTTAATAGCTTCTGCATTTGTTTGCGGCGGTCAAGGTCTTGGGCCGCGTCCAAATCAAGAATCTCTGGAATTGAGTTAATAAAAAGGGGTTGGTCAGCGTTACTAAAGCTAAACTTGATTGTAGAATCAGGGTCTAATAAATACCAACCGCCAAAAGATTCTCCAATATAATCGGCCTCCAATTTACCTTGCTTATACAGATTGTATCCCTTTTGGAAGTCTTTGGGGAACATCTTTAAGATTCTCATTCTGTAAGATACATCTCTAAAGCTATCATCAAAAAATTTCATATTAAACTCTACAGCAGGTCGGCCACTTACGCTGTAGCGCGAACGGCAATAATTAACTGGCAATTGCTGTAAGACTAGTCCATCAGAAGAAGGAACTATATAACCATAATAGGCTCCATCTTTTACAACACTAAGAGCTATATCGTTACATTGCTGCTTAATGTGCGTATTATCTAGATAGTGCATTATACGGTTAAAGTCTTTAAGAATTTTTTCTTCGGCCACAGTCTTATCATAGACTTCGGGAACTAAGTACCAATCATATCTATACATGGTCGCTACATAGTTACAAGCTGTTGCATAAATACCATTAGTATTATAGAAGAAATTAGAAATTTCCCGCATTAAGGGATAATTTCTGTCGGCCATAGCCTTTAAAACAGTCTGCTTGTTCCCATAGTACCTGTTAGCTTTTGGGATGCTGCCAAGGTTTAAAACCGCATCATCTAATATCTTGGCGCCGACCTTAACTTTGCCGTATTCAGTGGGGCCACACGCTATATTAAAGCCCTTTTCGTGATTCTTACTTTTTTCCAATCATTCCACCTCCTTAATACCCAGCTTTTTTCATTATATAATCATAGGAAATAAGATTTTCCTCGGTATAAGGAATCTCTATTAGCTTAAATTCATGGAGAGCGCAAAATCTGCGCTTTTTATTATCATTGAATTGCTGTTGGTAAAATCCTCTTTTTCCGCCAAACTTAGAGCTAGGCTCATAATGTTGCTTACCTTGGTATTCAATGATAAAATCTATTTTATCGTCATCATCAAAGACAACAAAATCAAAACGAAGGGGCTTTCCATTAGAACTCTTCAAATCAGGGAAAATATACTCCATTTTGTATTTAAACCCGGAGTCCTCAAGAATCTCGTGAATTTTAATCTCTGCTCTACTTGCGTCCAATTTAGTCACCCCTTCCTTTATGTATTTAATTGAAAAGTTTCCACTCTTTAAAGTTGCGGTTTTTCTTTTTCTTTTTACTATCTTCTTCTTGCTTTATATAATATAATCCATACTCCAAGCTAGAGACTTTATCTTTGGCAATACCACGGTTTACTTGCTTTAATATAATATTAACGCCCTCATTAGTTTGCCGCAAATTTAGCATTTCTTCTTTTAAAACACTGGTTAATTTGTAAGGCTTTAAGTAATCAGCTCTTTGTTCAGGCTTCATGCTTTGCCCCACCTTGGTACCTAACAATTTATTTTGGGCCACTCTTTCATCAATCAGAAGCTTAAGCTTTCCAGAACTGATTTGCTCTTGGAGGTTAGCATGGGCTTCTGTGTTAATGGGGGCGCTTGCCTTAATAATATAAACAGCGTTCATTTCACAGTTAGGAGTTTGAAATTTCTTATAAAAGTTATCGGCATCGTTATAAATTCCAAAATCATTAAAGATTTCATTTGTATCAGGGTCTACCTGAGATTTTACCAGATAATCTATGAGGCCAATGCCGATACCATTACCATCGACCACTAGACGTCTTGCTTTATATTTATAGAATAATCTTTTTATTTTGATGGTCTGTTCCTCAAAGTGTTCATCGTTCATGGTATAAATATTAACAAGTTGCTTTAAAGAAACGCCTTGAGATTGCGGCGTAACTTTCAGAACCATAAGAACTGAGTCGCACCCACGCCGACCAACGTCTAGCGTAAGGACATAATAAGTGCCTTTTCCCGATCGTCCAGAAGCTTCATACTCTGCTTGCCGCAAAATTCTATTTCTTTCAAAAGCTTCACTACTAAAGAACGCATCTTCGGTACTTCCTGACCATCGACTTTCCATTTTTCTTGCGATATTTTGCGAAATATCTCTCTGGTTTTCGCCAGAAGGTGAGAACACATCATCTACATAACGCCACACAAAACCCTTATATGTTTTAACTTTACCTCGGCAGCATTCACCAATATGCGCAGAATTTTTGAGTCCTAAGGCGCGAGCTGCTGTTCCAACAGAAGGATATGTTGTAATAAACTTACCTTTTAAGTCATACTGATTAACGGGTTTTGACTTACCAGTGCTTTTATATTCTTTGGTTTCCCCCAATTCAGGAAAATAAGACCAATAGAAGTTTCCACTTAAAGTCTTGACTTTCTTATTTAATTCTTGTAAAATAATTGAGTACCTTATTTGGGTGGCGGCCGCGGCTTCATCTATTGTCAAGTACTCTGCAACTAATTGCTTATTTTTATTAAAGCAAAATACATGATTTGCTACTTGGCTTTGGCTTTCTTCTTGAATCGCCCATTCAAGATTATCCACACAATTATTTAATTTATTACCGTCAATATGATTTATCCTATTTTTACTTTTATCTATTTTTTCGATAAAAGTTTCGGCCACTAATCTATGAGCATAGCATCTTTTCTTCTTTCCAGAAGGAAGAACTATAGTGTAATAAAGATAACCGTTCTTTTGGTCTATTTGGCCTTTTAAAAATTTATCGGTATTTGAGTTAAAGCATTTTCCATCTTGTGTAATATAATATGAGGTACCGATATTATTGATAACAATGTTTTCCATAATAACAACCTTTCCGTTATTTTTGTAGTATTGCGCTGCTTAACGCTCTGTTAAGTCTTGTTCGTTGAACCTTCCCCTGTTCGGGGCTTGGCTGCTGATTATCCAATCCAATTTATTTTCAAACTTTCACGCTTAATTTTATTTCATATTTACGTTGTAGTTAAACTGGCTCTGAGGACTTTCCAGCAATTCACAATATTTAAAGAATACAAAAGTCTATATTCTCTGCTAAAGGAAGCTTCGTTAAAGGTACCATCTAATTTTAGGTCTTTAACAAAGTTCTTATCTAGTAATTTGACAAGGACGGGAATACGATAGGTGCCGCCCATTATCATAGATTTTTCTGGTTTAACAATTTGCCAAACCAAAAGCTGTATTAACTTATCATACAAAAATTGGACTATTTCTTAGTCTAAAGTACTTTATTTTTTGGCTAGACAAAATGGATTTTTTTGTCCAAGACTTTAGACCCTTCGCGCTTCGATGCTGGAATTGCGCCAGTCACCTACTCTACTTGCTTTTGCTTTCGATAGTCTCTGAACCTTCCGCTCTTCTAAGCGGCTTGGCACAGCGTTAGTTTTAGACCTTCACTGTTAGCAGCGCTATGCGCCACACCCCAGTATTCTGGGTTCACGAAGTTTTTCCATATAATATCACTATTATAGGCCCCTATGATAATGCTATAAGGGTAAGTATTTTTGTATCCAGCCGTTGTAATATACAATTGGCTCTTATTTAATTGCTCTTCTGGATGTGTTGAACCATCCGCACACCTACGAGAAATGTTCATGGTAGGTATAATTACTTCTGATAATATTTTGCCATCAACGCCGACACATTCTTCAATAACTCCGGCGTGTCTTCTCTTACCACGAGAAGTTTCTCTGGCGGCTATGTTGTCAAAGTAGGAACCATTCTTAAAACAATATTTAACGTAGTCCTTACTCTGCTGGGTGGTACCACGAGAATGTTCAATCTCGTTATCAAAAGCAGGAATAAGCTGACAAATTTCTTGCACTTTTTCCTTCATGATTCCGGCTGCTTGCTGTTTGCCGCCCGAAGTAACAAACAACTTACATTTGGGATATAGTATACAACGTATCATTAAAATCATTATAGATAGGAATGATTTGCTGTAGGCTCTAGGGAATACTGCGTATACGTACTGGTGCCGCATACCTATACGCAGGAAAACTCTTTGATAGAAATAGAATTGGAAATTTTGAGGATTGCCGAACCGCAATAACAAATCTACGAACATATCAGGATATTCTCGCCAAAAGGCTATATAAGAGCGGCCAACTGGTATTACGGCCCGCAACCTTTCTTCAGAAAGTCCTATCTTTTTTCGTTGAGTCGTTAAGTCTAATAGTTCTTGTAGCGCCATTATATTTTCGAAGCCTCTTTCAGTTTGTCAATTAGATCTTCTGTGGCCTCGGCCTCATCTTGCTCGAAGTCAAGGAAATCTTCAATGTCAGCGTCCTTAAGTTCTTCGATGCGATCGAGGGTGAGTTCTTCATCAATTTCCACATCTTCATCTTCTTCTTTGGCTTCCTCAATGGCCATCTTCTTGACAGCTCCCTCAATCAGGCTGCCCAAATTCATTTCATCTACTATCAAATTTCTTGTATATTGTTTTAAATCTAAAATGGTTTCATCCACTTTATCTTGCGGCTTATCGGTATAATATCTAGGAATAAACCCTTCTTTCTCGCAAAGTTCCACAAATTCGGCGAAGGAATCAATGCCATCAGTTTCAGATTTATTTTGTCGAGCAGTAAAGTTACCGCTCTTCATAAGACTATCATACATCTTAACCATTTTTTGTGCGCCATCTACCATTACGTTACGAGAAATCGCTACTTTCTCTCTCTATATTTCTATAGAGGTCAGACTATATCTTCGTTTATAAAAAACGCTCTCCTTTTCGGTTTTGCTTAAAACCTACTCCTTTTCAGGATAGTCGTTGAACTTGTTATCTTTCACCAAATTTCCAATAATATCCTCCTGCTCTTTGCTTCTTCCTTATAGCCCTACTAATGTTACTTATATGTAACTCTTTTTGGGCTACATTGATTGAAGGATACTTACTTATTATATTAAAGTCATTATCTAGTTGCACTATTTCCTTGCAGCAATTATTTGTTTTTATTTCATAAACTGCGTGTAAATTATTTTTTTGGTATGTTGTCTTTTCTAAATTATCAATTTTATTATTTTTCTTATTTCCGTCTATGTGATTAATTACAAATCCTTCCAAATCACAATCGTTTTTAAATTGGGTATAAACAAGAGCATGAATCCGAAACTTTTTATTTTTGCCCTTTTTCCATAGATTTACGACCAAATAGCCACCAGCATTATCTTCATATTGTTTTAGTAGCCTTTTTGTATTGATATTCATAACTCTTCCAAAAGATGAAATCAAATAATTAGGATAATCTTTTATCATTTTCCATTGTTCTTGCGGCAAATTTTTAATATATTTATTTATTGTTTGATTTCCTTTTTTTCTTAGTCCTAATTTTATTGCATGTTGACTGTTTTCTTTTTCCGTTACCCATTCTAAATTGGACAAAACAAAATTATGAGTGTTTCCATCAATATGATTTACTATATTTTTACCTTCGATCTTTGGTAAAAACATTTCCGCTACCATTCTATGTACTTTTATTTTTTTCTTTTTTCCGTTGATGGTTAAATTGTAAGTTGGATAAGTATTGGTCATTTGTGGTGATAGAAACTTATCAGACAAATGACTATAGCACCTACCATCACTATAAATATCATAAGAAGTATTGTAATATTGTTTGAACATTTTATTTTCCTTTTTTGGTGAAATATATTTAGCTGCTGATTGCCCAATCTTTATAATTTTCAAGCATTCTAGCTTAACCTTAAAGAAGGTTTTCTATGTAGCTTATAAAGCTTTAAGGGGTTCCCAGCAATTAAGAGAGTTTAAAGGGAACATAGATTTTTGGTTTATCCCCTATGTCCAAAAGCTGATTAGCTTTTAAGGACGTTTTGCACACTAGCTTTAAAACATCTTCATGGCCCGCCCCTTGAATATCATAAGATTGGGTCATTTCATTATAAAGTTGCTCCAACCGCACCCATTCTATTGGCTTATAGGGCTTGCCCCATTTTAGCTTTAAGAATTTTAGATCTTCTTCGGTCAAATCTTTAGTTAATTCTTCATCATCACTATCATCTTTATCGAAGTAATCCTCTACGGGTTCTTGTTGGGGAGGAGCAGGTCGCGGCACCGGGCAATCATCTTTGACCGAAAGTACTTGAGCTATGTCAATATTTTCATAGCCTTGGCGTTTCATGGTCTGCTCAATTTGATGCTCCTCCATTTTTTCAATAAAATCATTGTCTTTCCAGCGATAATTGCACCATTGCGATAATTGCATTTTGCCCAAGTAGCGGCCAAGAATAGTAGACCCAGTAACTTTAGCTGGGTCTTTGGCATATTTGACCATTAACTTATTCCACTCTTTTGGAATATACGGCACATCGCACTCTTGAAGAATCCAAGTATAGGTATCAGGGTTCCAGTTATCAACGTGCATTGTAACACATTTTTTACATTGATTCAGTCGCCCATTAGGATACTTCTCAAGATTATAGGTTTTATAGAACTCGCCGCCGCGCATAGTCCTATTACACTTCTCGCAAAAAAAGACACCTTCTTTTGTCGCCATTAAATAATACCTCCTTTATTCTCAGTCTAAAAAATTGGTTGTAAAATTAACCTTTTTTGACCGGATTATTTCGGCATTCTTTACAAATACTATAGAAGCCGTCTTTACTGGTATTATTTTTACTAAAATATTTATTATGCGCCAACTTGACTTTGCCGCATCGACTGCAACGCTTATATTTGCCCTTCTCTATATTGAGATAATACCAATCAAGAAATTCATCTTCGGCTGCGGAAGCTATTAACTTTGGAATTTTTCGGCGCCAAAGACTAGAGATGTATTCAACGCTATGGGTACTTCCAAATTTTTCCAGAAGCAGAGATTGAATTTGGGTATTTTGAAGGCCATCTATCTTAGCGACTACTAATTCTTCATATAAAGGGTAGGGCCGCAACGCTTCACCACTTACTTGATCGAAGGATTCCAAAAGGTACCAAAGGTCAGAATCAAAATTTCCTTCGGCGCTCTCCTTAAGTCGTGAATAGTTACAGAGAATGGCGGAACAGATTTTAGGGTCGCATAGAGAAAATCCTGCGGGAATTACGTATTCTTCAGAATTTAAGTTATAAGAGTCCTCTAAGGAAGGAGCGATGGTAGTGTGCGGGACGCTATTAAAACTTATAGGCTTGCGGTAAGCATTTTTAATTATGTATTGGTCTTTCCGCATTTCTATTAAAGCTTTCCGCATTGTATACGCATCTTTTCCTTTAGCTTGCTTGGTTTCTTTCTCCCAGTCATTTATGGTATCGCGCAATTGCTTGAGTAAAGGAATTTCTTTTAAGTCTTTCTTGGTTATAGTTACTTTTGGTTGGAATATAGTGGTTTTACTTTCGTTAATTAAGGCATATATACCATCTTCGCCATTTTCAAACTGGGCGGCCAAGCCCTCAAAGGAGGTTTCTCTTTTATTTACTGTAGTAAGACGATTCTCTGTTAGGATTTTTCGTTCTTTTCTTTCTTCTTTCTCCACAGGGAGGACTAGATAATCGGCCAAAAGGGTTAAGTAAGATTCTGATAAAGGTTCAGTAGCTTCTTCAACAATTTTTTTGACTAATTCATTTCGTTCTTCAATGGAGGTTATTGTATAATCTAGCTTTAAAATTTCAGGTCACCTCCTGATTGAATTGTATCATATTTTTCAAAGAAAGTCAACTAGACAGAGAAAAAATTTTTTGATATAATTTTAAAAAAGGAGGAATTTTTTATGGCTATTGGATTATGGATTTTGATTGGGCTTTCTTTGGTGGCGCAATATATTGAAACTATCAGGAAAATTGGAGTAATTGATAAGATTTTAGTTTGTGTTATTTTATTGGCGGCTGGGCCTTGCTTTTTGGTGGTTAGCTTTTTGAGTGCGGTTTTGGAAGGGATTTATCCGGGGGGTTGGGAATAAAATATACTAGCGTATATTTTATTCCCTAAGGATATATCGTAATTTGGAATTAAAAAAAGTTTTGGGGAAAGTTGTGAGCAGGACAGAAAGATTTGACGATTCACCAAAATTTTCTCCTGAAATATACCCCCCTATCTATTGTCAGCGTTTTAAGACCCAAGGGCTGCTGATTGCATAGCAACCCCGGGTCGCTAACGCTAGTAAAGACCCGAATTTACATTTATAAAAGTCTTTGGAGAAAGTCTTTTGCAAAACTACTTGTTACAACTATTGAAACCTTTTTCCCGAAAGTCTTTTACTAAACTCTTTTATAAAATACTTTTACTAAAGCTTTGCTATTTTAAAAATCTCGGCATCCACCAAATTACTTTCACACACTAAAGCGTTAAACCACTAAAGCTCTTCTGCTACTCTCTTTTATAAAAGTACCTACCTAAAGACTTTCACAAGCTAAAGCGCTAAATTCTTTAATACATTAAAGCGTCACAGTAAAGCGCTAAAGCCCTTCGGGTAACCACTTTGGCAAAACCTCTTTCTCTTTCACAGACTAAAGCGTTAAAGACTTTCACAGGTTAAAGAGCTAAAGTCTTTCGCAGACTAAAGGGCTAAAGAGCGAAGGGGGTCTTTAGCAAGCTAAAGCGTTAAAGAACTAAAGTCTTTAGTAAACTAAAGGACTAAAGCGTTGAAGTCTTTAGCTCACTAAAGACTTCAATAGACTAAAGCGTTAAAGACTTTAACGAGTTAAAGAGCTAAAGACTTCAATAGACTAAAGACTTTAACGAGTTAAAGAGCTAAAGACTTTCGTAGATTAAGTCTTTCGTAAGATCTTTACCAAAAGTAAAGAGATAAAGACTTGTGTAAAGGTAGAGCATCAAAGACTTTACTAAAAGTAGGGAACCAAAGGCTTTAGTAGGCTAAAGAGCTAAAGTCTTTAACGTACTAAAGACTATCAGCAGACTAGAGCAATAACGTAAAGCCAAAGAACTAGAGACTATTAAGTCAACCAATAGATTAAGAGATTAGAACATTAAGAGATTAGGTAGCTTTAAGAAAAGGTCTTTTACCAAACTACATTAGTAAAGTGAGAAGAAGGGGGCGGGAAAGAAGGTGGGCGCAAAGGCAAAGGCTATACTATAGACATAGATATAAACTACAAAGTACAGATAAAGCCACAATGAGAGAGACTTTACTATAAGAAGAAAAGTCAAGAGGTTCAGCTAGACAGAGAAGCAAATCTTTGTCATTGACAAAGATTATATATAGACAAAGAGAGATTCAATCAAACCAATAATTTTCCAATAGAAGAAGATAAGAAAAAGGGTTGACAATCATGGTAAAAAGTGCTATGATTATATCATAGAAAAGGAATGGGGAATATCCTTTTCAGAAGAAAGGAGTAAGATACTATGGACTATGATTATTTGGAACGGGAATGGGAGAACTACTCTTGCCACCAATACGCTGACTTGCCTGAGATGGTCAACGACTTTGCTAACTTCTACGCTAATAGCTATGGGGAGTATATGGAGATTTGGAACTTCCTTATTAACGAGAACTAAACACTTTCTTTTCGGAGGCAACGAACTATGCTAAAACCTTATAAAAGATATTATACCATCACTGTTTATTCTGAGGGGCGTAAGCCCCTTTCATATAGCTGGGTGGGGAACCTACAGGTACTAGACGAAGATACCGTACCAACACCACTTGCCTTGAACAGTATGGAACCAGACACTATTAAGAACTGGGCTAGAGCTATTAAAGCCGCTGGTTATACCACAGACCCTATTACAGGTAAAGAGTACCTAGCTATCGGCGGTGAGAAGTTGCCCTTGTCTGAGGTACAGCGCTTTGAATACACTGCTTTAGCAAAAGAAATTGGTATCAGCCCCAAAGAGATATTGATGAACTGTAGCGCGGACATTGCCATTCAATACTTAGAAGAGCAGGGGGTTGACAGTTTCACAATTGCATAACACTTGGTAGCTTTACGATTGTCTCCGCGACTTTCGTAAAGCCCCCTAACTTTTATAAAAGTACCTATTGCAAGTTTTTATGCACGAAAATTCGTTCGTCATTTTGCACAAAGGTTTTCCCGGAAAGAAAAAATTCGTCATTTTGACGACTTGACTTTTGGCTCCAATAGGACTATAATAAGGGTAATTTATTAAAGGGGGCAACTGTTATGGCCTATGTTTTGATTGTTATGTATCTAGTGTATAGTGTTGGGGAAGTCCTTCTTCAATTGGTAAACCACCGTGAGGGCGGGAACCTATGGGTCGCTTTGTTCTTGCGTGTGGGCTTTGCAGTTCTGGTTATGCAACAGCTAGGAGCATAATTTTGGTAAAACTGCACAAACCGATTTCCCTTGACTTCTAGGTTAATCTATGTTAATATATATACAAGAAGCAGGAAGGAAAACCTGACAAACCAGAAAGGAATTGATAATTATGACAATTTATATTGTAACCCGTATTTGCGATGAAGAATATGGGAACACTGAGAACGTGGGAGTGTTCGCAAGCCGTGAAGAAGCAGAGCAGTTCTTGAATGAGCATGTTCAACCCTTCAACAACTGGGCAATGGGCGCCAATGAAACTCGCCCGGACATGTATATTGAGGAATGGGAAGTCGGCCAGACACGTTTGGAGATTTGGTGAGGTTCCTAGCGGAACCTCTCCTTTCCTTTCCCGTTCGAAAAGGAGTTGACCTTATGAAAACCAGAAAATACGAAAAGTGGGCGGATGGAAGAATTAAAATGTATGATAGGTACATGGCACTTGTCACTCTTTCCGATATTCCAGACGCTGGACAGCAAATAGCTTATATCTATGTAGCCGATGAAGAAGCATTCGACCATATAAATAAGGTCTTTGAAGAAAATGGTCTTTACGGCCCCAAAGAGTATGGGTGTGACTTTACTGATGGAACCTGTTTTATGTTTGACAGGAATGAGAATCGGTGGTGTGCCATTCCCAACATGATTAAAGAGCTTTTTCAGTTAATGAAAGACCTTCAAAATTAAGGGTTGACAAACGGTTAAATCTATGGTATATTATAGTAAAGAAAACCAATAGATAAGAAGCAAACAAAAAATCTTAAAAAAGGGCTTGACAAACCTAAGAAAGTCTGATATAATCTTAAATGTAAAGAGGTCAAGGCGGACAAAGTAAACGCAAGTTGAAATAAGAACGCAAGGTAAGAGCGGAACCAGATAAGTGAGAATGAGATGGACAAAAGTCCTAGATGCTTAAAGCTGACCGCCACCTCAAAAAAATTAAAAAGGGGGTTGACAAACCTAAAAACTTTTGATATAATAAAGAGGGTCAAGGGAGAGTAAACTCCCACAGAGCTTGTAAAAAAATCTGTTAAATCCAATTTTCTCTTGACTTTCTTTATTGTACCAGAAGGTACAAATTAAATTGAAGAAGGATAACTTCTAAAAACCAGAAAGGAACTGATACTATGGATAAGAAAATGACTCGCAAGGACGCCCTGACTTACGTTCTGACCAACGGTGAATGGCCTGAGGACGTGGCCGCAACTCTTGAGGCTATGGTTGAGCAGTTGAGCAAGCCTCATGCCTCTAAGAAGAAGGTTACGACTTCCGATAAGCTGTTGGAAGTGTACCGTGATTCTATCCTCTCTCTATTGACAGAGGGTAGCAAGCTGGCCAGTGATATTCGAAAGGGTATTCCCGAACTGGCAGAGGTAAGTCCTCAGTCCATCACGGCTATGTTGAACAAGCTGACTGCTGAGGGTGCAGTTGTCCGTGAGAAGGGCAAAAAGGGCATGGAGTACTCTCTGGCCTAACGCAACCTCTCCCCTTCCTCAAAAGGGAAGGGGGGAAGGAAATACCTATCCATCCCAGAGTGGAAAAGGCTGAGGTTTTGCCCCCTTCATTAAGGGGGCGTTTCCGTATAAAGAGAAGGGCGAAAGCCCTTCTTCTTTTTTGTGCAACTTGCACAACTCTTTTTGTGTAATTTTCCCTTGACTTCTGGGCTAACCTGTGGTAATATAATAAATGTAAAGAGAAGGGCGAACCTCTCTAATAGAAAGGAATTGATTATCATGACAGTTAAAGAAATGATTCAGCAGTTGGTTTCTCTCCCCATGGACGCGCAGGTTGTTCTCCTTGCCGATGAAGCCAGAGGCTACAAGGTCACAGGGATTCATGCTTTCTCCCGCAAAGAAGTACCTCTTTATGTGACTAGCTGTCAGCCCCTTTCTCTTGTAACTGTAGAAGGTTCTACTTTCGTTGAACTTGTACCTTCCAAGAAGCATGGCCTTACCGTACAAGAGTTTCTTCAAACATTGGTTTATCTCCCTATGGATGTTGCAGTACTTAAGAGAGATAAGAAGGGCAACGCCATGACGGGACACCTACCTTGTAACTTGAATAAAGAGCTTCACTGGTCTGAAATTGACGTGGCTCCCTGCATTATGCAAAATAAGGACGGCGGTTTTATGGTATGGTTTTAAGCTATAAAGGAAGGGCGAAAGCCCTTCTTTTTTTGTACACTTTACCTTTGACAAACAACTTAATCTATGGTAATATGTATACATAGATAGGAAGGACACCTGGCAAACCAGAAAGGCTTTAATTATGACACGAATTTACGATTTGGCTATTGGTAGATGGACAAAACACGAGACAACAGCAGAAGAAGTTGAGAAGCTCCGTAAACTACTTATCGGGCAACCAAAAGTTAATAAGAGCGCTCATGATTCTATTTGGTGGGATGCTACTATTTATGACTATCCCGAAATGGATAAGGACGGGTGGCATATGTGCCATATTTATCTAGCCCCATTTACCCGTTCTATCTGGAGATATGGCAAGCGTGTTGAGATTAACGTAAAGGTCAGCAATGAGGACGCCATTACTGATATAGATTGTAACTGTATTGACTGCTACCTTTAAAGAAAGGGGGGAAAATAAAAATTTCTCTTTTTTATACAACTTGCACAACTCTTTTTGTGCAATTTTTCCTTGACTTTTAATTAAACCTGTGGTAATATATATACATAGAAAGGAAGGGGGAACCTTCCCACAGAAAGGAATTGATATTATGTATGAACTGACAATTAGAAATATTGCTACTGGTGAGGAAACAATGGTTTTCGGCTATGACCAGAAGGATGCTTTCCGCAGAGCAAAGTTAGACCTTAATGAATGGGTCGTTGAAACAATGGTATATGTAGATTAAGGACTTCCCCCTCAATAGGGGGGGGAACCTTCCAATAGAAGAAAGGATTTGATATAATGGAGTTTTTAATATTGTTTGTTGTTCTGTCTATCGTTAATGTGACCTTTTCAACCATACGTTCTATAGTTACTATTAAGGGCGGAAAGCTGGCGGCCAGCCTTATCTCTGGCGGCTACTTTGCATTTTATAATATCATGTTAATTTATACGGTAGCAGATTTTCCTATGTGGCAAAAATGCGTTATCACCTTCATCTGTAATGTTATTGGTGTTTATATTGTAAAGTGGATGGAAGAAAGGTTAAGAAAGGATAAGCTATGGAAGGTTGAAGCAACCATTCCCGCTCGTTATTTCAACGCTATTCAAGCTAGTTTGAAGGACGTTCCCCACTCATACATTAGATTAGGTGACAAACACATTATATTTAATTTCTACTGTGCAACTCAAAAGGAAAGCGCAAAAGTTAGAGATACCATAAATCAGTATGAAGCTAAATATTTTGTTTCAGAAACAAAGATTCTTTAAAGTTTCTTATTTTGATGCTATAGTAAATATACTTCAAAAAAAATAAAAAATAAAATGAAGCATAAAAAGAAAAAATAAAATTTAAATTGACCCCTTGACAATTCCAATTTTATCTGCTATAATAGCTATAGAAATTAAGAAAGGAAGCTGATAAGTATTATGAAAGTTTATCTTGTAGTTCAGAACGACCATGAACGGGAAGAAGACACTGGCTTTACAGTAGGTGTATTCTCAACTAGAGAGAAAGCAGAAGAACATTGCAGAAATATCTATTGGTGGAATGGAGAAGCATGGAGTTGCCAATACGACCGCCATATTGAAGTAGATATTGAGGAATGGGAAGTTGACGAACCCTATTGCTATTAAGGAAAGGAAGTTGATAAAAATGAAATGGTATGTTGACTTTAGTTCGTGGTGTGAGGTTGAAGCCGATTCAAGAGAAGAAGCTGAACAAAAGTTCTGGGATTTGATGGGGGATAGCCCCAAATTTTGCGAAAGCATAGAAATTGTTGGTATTGAGGAGAATTGAAATGGTTAAAAAGTATTATAATCCTGCTGTAGATAGCTACGGTTATTATTGTGAATATCTAGAAGAAAATGGGGAATGGGTACTAACTTTTCTGCCCCCCGAAAAAGCCTTTATTTGTGCTATTCGACTAGGAAAAGACCAATTTCATTTTCTTGACGATTCAATGTTGATTTTCGGAGAGGACTAAAGTCCTCTCCTTAAAGGAGAACTATGGAATACTATATTGATTTTATTACCCTTCCAATTGTGGATGCTGACTCACCAAAAGAAGCCATAGAAAAGGCTATAGAGATGGCAAAGAATGGAGAGCTTTGTCTACAGGCCTACAAGCTTAAAGGACTAGAAAGCTGGGACGAATGAAATGTTATATCTCTTATCTTTTGTTTTTGGGCTTTATTTAGGCGCCTTTTATTGGATAAGTGGAAAGCGCAAAGCTGTAACGTGCATCCTCTTTGGAGTTACCTGTGCGGCGCTATTCTACTTTTTTCACTAGACCCCCTTGACAATTGTTCCCTTTTGTATAGAAAGGAATGATAAAAATATATATCTATCAATTAGTAATGGAAATGGCCGATGGTAGAATTATGCACCAAAGTAAGGGAAAAGCGCTAGCTTGTTATAACAAAAATAAAGACAAGCCTTTTATCCTAAAGAGTCCAGATGGAACTACTGAAGCAATCCCCTTTACAGGCGCCTTTAAAATCACTAAGATTAAACCTAAGCCAGAAGAACGTTTCTCTCTTTTTGAAAGGAAAACCAAAAATGATTAAAGCAGAAGAAATGAATAAAATCGCCCAAAACGTAATAGACCAGCAGAATGAAATTACCAAGAAGTATGTTAATAGCTGGCTAGAACAGGAAGTTGCTCCAAAGATTGTAGAAGCCGCCAGCAAAGGGCATTTTGACATTATGGTATCTATTCCCTTTGAAAATAGAGAAATTATTCGTTCTGTTTCACAAACTTTGCATGACAATGGGTTTTGGGTAGGACTTATTGGAAAGTCTGAAATTGTTATCAATTGGAGGATACAAACGCTATGATAGATCTTGAAGAAATGAGTATTGAACAACTTGAATATCTAATTACGGCGGCCAAACACCAAAAAGACAAGGTAGAGAAAGGTCTTTGGAGGGACGTGGTTAGAGCAGTTAAAGCCTATTGCCCCCATGGGGGTATAACAGTTTATATAGGAGAATCAAAAGCTATTATTACAGTTGGAAATATTGATGAAGCGCTGAAATTTCCGGGTTGTATTGACGTTGACCCAGAAACAACTAGAGAGGAGATAACATTATGATTGAAAATCCTGAACAGCTTGAAGTTCTAAGAAAAAGCAGACTACAAATGGAAGTTCTTGAAACTCGTTGGAAAGATGCTGTTACAGCAATTAAGAAATACTGTGCCTATGGTACTATAATGGTCTGCGCAGGAGATTCAGGAATTTTTTCTATTACGCCGGAAAATATTGATAAGGTGCTAGGGCATTTAGGTTGTATTGACGTAGAATAAAAATATCAATAGCAGAGGAACCGCATTAGTTCCTCTGCTACTTGACTTTTAAAAAGTACTTTTACGTAAGTTGGCGCTCTCGGCCGAAATTTAATTATACCACATAATACAGAAAAAATCAATAGGCAAATTGCACAAACATTCATCAATTTAAAACTCCCAAAACCCTTTTTCTTTGTGCAGTTCGACGGAAAACTTTCTCTTGACTTCTAGAGTAACCTATGCTATACTATAATTGTTCCAAGGGAGAGAACAAAAAAATTCTTCCAAAAGAACGAAAAAAAGGGCTTGACAAGCTCGGTTCCTTATGATATAATAAGGATGTAATTAAGAGAAGGGCAGAAGGTTGCGGCCGATGGTTCACACGAACCGGGTAAGACCCTAAAAAAATCTCTTGACCGCCCGGTCGCTATAGTGGGCGGGATATAAATGTGAACCAAACTCTGGCCGGGTATGAAAATCAGGGACTAGCTATAGTGAATGACCCCGGAATTTAAGAAGTAAGAAAGAGGTAGTTAAAATGTTCGTTATCGTTGCGGTTCTCATGTCCATCACTGTTGGAGCGTTCCTCTCTATGTGCATTATTTCCAATACTAATCTTAAAGGTTGGAAGAAGGCTATTATTGGTATTGCCATATCCGTTGCTATTGGATGCGCTATTTCTGAAATGTTCGTCCTTGAAGCAAAGTCAAACCAAACTGCATGGAATAACGGATATTGCTACAGCTGTGATACTCAATGGGAATTGGTGAACGTCCAAAAAACAAGGGGCGGCATGCATTACTTCTATACCTGTCCAAACTGCGGTGAAATTATTGATTTGACGCAAAATCCCTCTTGACAAACGCTTGAACCTGTGCTATAATGACTACAGAAATTAAGGGAAGGACAATGAACCCTTAATAATAAAAGAAAGGATTGGTAAAAATGAAAATCTACAGAATCTATGAGGACTTTTTGGGTAAGTTGAAGCCTCGTGCCTATGCCATGACAAAGGAAGTTGCAGAAAGCTACATTCGTGCTAACATTCCTAGCATTGTTCGTGTCACTAGACCGGACTACATTGGAACTTGTGATACCATTTGGAACATGAATGAGACACAAGAAAAGTTCCCCGGCTTTGTTCCCGAACTTACTTATCACGGTAAGAGAAGTGACAACAGCAATATTTCCTTGACCTTTAAAGAAATTGACGCAATTGACGCCTAATAGAAAGGACTGAGAGGGGGTTATCCCCCTCTCTCTCCAACAGAGGAAAGGAAATGCTGTTATGAAAATGTTTCTGCTAGGCTTTTTAGTCTGCTACTGTTTAGCGTCCACTATTATTTATATTGATGAAGAATGGATAATTGAACCATTCATTAAGCCCTTCTATGCGGCAACGTTCGTGATTGCATTCATTCCTTATACTCTTTATCACCTGTTCCGCCATTTGTTCACAGGGGTTACACAAGAAGCCCTCAAAAGAGTTTTAGACCTGCCGCATTTCAATATTGGACGTATTTACTTCTTTTGGGATGGCAAAGCGCATTATCTTTGGAATAAGGCTTTTGTAGTAAGAGTAAAGGGGGATGACCAAAGAGCAATATAGCACCTTAATTAACTTAATTGACGAATATGGAGAAGCAGAAGAAGAATTTGGCGTATTCTGTTGTAACACAACCTGTGAAAGTGTTAATAGCGCATATTCTGAAATTCTAAATTATTTGAATACTCTTATAGAAGAAAGGAATTGATGAAAATGGACTTAAATACAATGACGGTCAAGGAACTTAAAGCCCTTCAAGAAGAAGTACAGCTCAGATTAGACTATTTGTCCAAACAAGAAAAAGAAAAAGACTGGGCAAAATTTACAGAAGCTTTTACAGCATATCTAGACAAATGGGGTACAATTGAAGTTGAAATAAACGATTGTGATTGTTACAAATGTGACAGTTCAGACATTGTTCTAAAGGATGCTGGCTATTTATATATATACTCTTAAAATTCCCTATTGACTTTCCCTATCCATTGTGCTATACTTATAGATGTAAAGGATAGGGAAAGCCACCAATAGAAAGGAACGTTGAATATGTCTGAAATGGAAAAACTGATTAGTCTGCTAGCCAAAAGCAAATTACCTTATGAAGTTGGCACCTTGTACAAAACAACTGCTATCTTTTGCCCTTCTGACTATTATTGTGCCTGCGAAATAGCCTGCAACGCTATTTCCTATGGCCACCAACTAGGGCTATTACAGGTCACAGATACTCTTTACCCCTCAGAAGAGGGAATAGAGGGTTATCTAACCGCTGAACAGGCTTTTGTTAGAATCCAATATTATCTGGGCAGAGGTCTTTAATTCAAGAGAAAGAGGTAATTCAAATGAAAAAGGTAATATGTTTTGATATGGACGGCTCCATCGCAGACCTGTACAATGTTCCGAACTGGTTATCCCTTTTAAGGGCGGAAAGCCCTATCCCTTATCTGGACGCTGTTCCTATGTGGGATATGGCCGAACTGAACAGCGTTCTATTGCTTCTAAAGAAAGTAGGGTGGGAGATTAGAGTTATAACGTGGCTATCCATGAATAGTTCCGAAAGCTATAAAGAGGTTGTGCGGGATGCTAAAATAGAATGGCTGAAAAAGTGGAACTTCCCTTATGACCATTTCCATGGGGTTAGGTATGGCGCCACTAAGGCCGACAGCGTTAGAAAATATTCTGATTATGCGGTTCTAATTGACGATAATAAAAAGGTACGGGAAGGTTGGCATCTGGGCGCAACCATTGACCCCACAACTTGCGATTTAGTACAGGCTTTGTATCAGCTTCTTTAAGAAAGGGGGTTAAATATTATGAAGCTAACAGAAATGGACAAACTGATTATTCTACTTAAAGAAGCCGATATTCCTTTTGAGATTCATCTGCACACTCTTACCATGACACCAATGATTATATATCCCTCTCGGGAAAACTGGATTTGTGATGTTATCTGCCATAAATGGTCATACGGTTATAAAGAGGGTCTATTAGAAATGATGGGGTTAATCCCCGGAGAATACTCAGATGAAGTTGAAGGTTATTTAACCGCCGAAACGGTTTTTGATAGAATCCTAAATCATTATGAAAGGAAGAAATTATGTTGAGACACTTCTTGTATTTGACGCCGGAAGGTGAGAAAATTCTGGTAGGAGCAGACAGTTTTGAGGGATCCATTGATACCCTTACTGCATACGGTTTGATGGAGCGTATTCAAGAGGAATACCCGCCAGATGAATTAACCGCTGATGAAGCAAGAGAAACTGGTTTATGGGAATATTACTGGGAACCAGAATGGAATAGTTAACCTATTGGAGGGGCGCCAGCCCCGAGGAGGGACTTTTATAAAAGTCCCTCCTCTTCTTCCTATTTCGAACTTCTACAAATAACAACCCTTTTTCTAGAACCCCAATTCCGTTTTCTTTAGAAAACGCCCCTAACTTTTACAAAAGTCATTTATAAAAGTATTTTAAACTGAATTTTTACTTTAACGATTTAAAGCATAAAATCCCGAAACATCTTTTATTAAAGTACCGCTTTTATCAAGTACTTTCGTTTTCTCCCCTAACTTTTATAAAAGTTATTTATAAAAGTATTTTAAACCAATTTTTTGCTTTAACAGACTAAAGTATAAAATCCCGAAAGGACTTTTCCAAAAGGCCCCGAACTTCTATAAAAAAGAACTCTATTTCTATTGGCCGGCTTTTATAAAAGTACGCTCCAAAAGCCCAAGAAAAAGGGGACGGCGGCCTTGTTTTTGTACAAGTCTACAGTAAAATTCGGCACTTTCCACAAAACTTTTGACTCTTTGGTTGCGAGAAGTCTCCAAAGTCGTTTTTAGAAGGCAGTAAGGTGATTTTTAAAAGTAATATTTTGGGCAGTCTGCACAAAAAAATCTAAGTATTTTCTTAATCCTTTGTGCAACTTTTTTCTTTTTAGGGCTTGCAATCCTCTTTTGGATGTGGTATTATATAGACAGTTCCAAAAGGAACGCCAAAAAATAAGAAAGAGGTTGATAGCCAATGCCCCCCAAAAATTATTATTTGGTGCTTGACACCGAAACCGCCACACTTCCATTTGTAAGTGGGTATGATGAATCTATTAGAAAGAAGGTGGCAATTGCAAAGCCCCTTGTTTATGACATCGGCTGGACGGTCGTAGACACTAAGGGCAATGTCTACAAAAACACCAACTATCTGGTACAGGAAACCTTTTTTGTGCCGAACGTCTTTAATACGGCATATTACAAGGAAAAGCGTCCTCTTTATATGGAGAAGTTAGCGCAGGGCGCCATTTCCGCCCGACTATGGAACGACATTGTTCCTGAACTTATTTCAGACGCTTCTATGTGCAAGGCAGTTTGTGCTTATAATGCGGCTTTTGACTTTAAAAAGGCAATCCCCTTTACAGAACGCTACATTGAAGCCCTTTATGGAGATTACAACGATTTTGAGCGCCGCCAAAAGTTTGCCTGTGAAAAAATCGCGGCTGGCAAGAAGAACGAGCGCAAAAATAAAGGGTATCTAAATCCCATTTTTGAAATTCGTGGTGAACAGTTCCCCATCATTGACATTTGGGAAGTAGCTTGTCAGAAGCTAATCAATATCCAAAAGTACAAGAAGTATTGTCTTGAAAACAGACTGTGGTCTAATTCTGTGGTTTATTTCAAGACTGGCGCCGAAACCACTTTTCAGTACGTCATGAAAGATTATGACTTTGTTGAAGCCCATACGGCTTTAAATGACGCTGAAATTGAAGCACAGATTTTGGCGAAAGCCCTGCATAAAGGCCACTTGGAGCCTTGCATTGGTAGCTTCTCTTTCCAGCATTTAGGAACTACAGTGGACTTTTGCGAAAGTAACCAAAAGTACTGTGAGGAACTAACGCAAGCCCTTTCCGCCTATGCGGAAACTTTAAAGGCTGGGACTTCCTACCAAAAAAAGATTGAGAATTTGCTGAAAAAGCTCTTGACTTTTTCTGAGAACTGAGTATAATAATAGATAGAGGAAACAACTTTAAAACCTAGGGCAGTGATTTTAAAGCGAAAGATAAACCCTCTACCGACTGCCCGCAAAAACTTGAAAGAGGTTGTTATTATGGAAAAGAAAATGACAAATCTGGTAGCTATCAACTATGTTCTGGCCAACTGCGAGGTTCCCGCAGAGGTTCGGGAAAAGCTGGCGGGAATGGCTGCCCAGCTTGAGAAGCATAACGCCACACGCAAGAGCAAGAACGTTATGGCAAGTGCCGACACTGACCGCATTCGTTCCATTGTGATTGACTTCCTAGCGGGAGTTGAAAGCCCTGTGACCATGACCGAGATTTTTGAACAGGCGCCCGGTCTGAAGGAAACCACCACTTTCCATAAACTGACCTACCGGGTCAGCAAAATGGCTGATATGGGTGAAATCAATCGTGAAACCGTAAAGCGTAAGACCTATTTCAGCGCAGTCAAGAACTAAGTTCTAAGGGAAGGGGGAACCCCCCTTCCCAAAAGGAAAGAAGGTTAATAAATGGCAGAAACCTCAATTGAAAAGAAAATGCGCATTTTGGGCTTGACAAGAGAGGAAGCCTTGGAGTTAGAAGAAGCCGACAAACGCATTTCCAGAGGGGAAAACCTGTTTCCCCTAACAAAAGAACAGGAACAGGTCAGCAAAAAGGCAAGACAAGTTAGCAGAGAGCCGACAGTTTACAAGTTTGATACTAGTAAGCGCAAACGTGCTGAAAACCTTGATAAAAAGGGTATCATGGAAACTATTCGGGAGTCTTTGGAAGGGAACTGTAGTTCGATTGAAATGGTAAATCCCGAACGTGAAATGGTCTTTACCATGGGCGGGGTTAAATATAAGATCGTCCTATCTGTTCCCCGAAAGTAGGGAAGGGGCGTAAGCCCCTTTCCTTTCCTAAAGAAAAGTTCAGAAAGAGTGATAAAAACTATGCAAATTAGAACAATTTATGTGGCGGACGATGGAGAAGAATTTCTGTCCATGGAAGAATGCCAGCAACATGAAGAATCTGCAACGAGTTTGGCAAAGATTGTTTGCTTGAACCAAAAGGGGGAAAGAATGGTACTGACCCCCGATAACATTGAGGATGTTTTTGCAGTCAGGTTCGCCAGCAGGGAAGAATATGAACTCTTTTATGACTATTCCCAAAAGGCACATTGTAGCTGGCCTTTAATGCCGTCAACAAAAAATTCTGGTTACTATTATTTTGAGATTGAAGAAGATATGTGGGGTGACTTGTCTATTGCAGTTTCTTCATTAGAGGAAAAATTGAATAAACTCAAAAAGTTTCTTAAAAATTTGGGGTAAGTAAAAATTTCCTAGGGAAAGAAATTTCCCTAGGAAAAAATTTTTTTCAAGAGAAAATTTGGTAAAGACAAAAATTTAAAAGAAAGAAAAATTTTTGGGCGGAAAATTTTATTTTAGGGCAAATTTTTATAAAAAGAAAAAATTTTTTAAGGGGGAAATTTTTTGGACAAAAATTTTTAAAAATGGAAAATTTTTTATCTTGGACAAAATTTTATAAAGAAAGAATTTTATTTATAAAAAAGAAAAATTTTTGTTAAAGACAAATTTTTTCGGCCCTCTAATTAAAGGACTTTAGTAAAAGTCTTTCTTTCTTTTGGAAGAAAGGTTTCCAAAAGGAGATTGGTAAAAGACGTTCCAGAAGGAAAAAGAAAAAGGTTTTATAAAAGAGGGGCGCAAAAGGGTTATGGAAAGAACTTTGGCAAAAGTTGCCCGGGTCGAGGGCGATTGCCTCAACCCGACCTTCCGAATATAGGGAACCATGGGAATTTCTAGCTCAAAAACGCCCTACTTCAACTTTTTCCAGATTTTCCCATAATTAGGACTTTTATAAAAGTCTTTTTAAAAGAGAGCAAAAAATATTAAATAACAATCTCTCTTTTTTAATAACAAAAATCTTTTTCTTCCATAAAATTTGCCACGATTTTTTCTAAAAATCAAGTTTTTGACCAATTGTTCCAAAAAAACTTTTGACGTTATCTGTAGTTCCTAATTAACTAGCTACGAAAGAGCTACGGAAGAATCTCTCCTCTAAATTTTCTTCTCTCTTTTTCGAGCGGCCCCTCTCCTTAAGCCGCTCGGCCCTCTTCTAGCTACCCTAGGCTTTAGGTTTTAATCTTAGTTTTTCTTCCTCTTGGAAACTTACCTTAAAAATCTTCTCTATAACCCTATAAAAATTTTTTCTAATCTCTTGGGACAAAAAAATTTAATCCCTCCCTCTCTTTTTTCTATATATAAAGGGAACAGGGGGAGGGTAGCGCTTCGCTCTAAGGGCTACGCCCTTATAGCTCCAGCTCAATTCTTTTTATCTAACGATAAAAAAGAAATTTCGCGCGGAGCTATAAGGGCGTAGCCCTTAGAGCGAAGCTACGGCCCGCCCGGAAAGATTTAAACTCTCCCTCTTTAGACTTCCCTTCTGGGCCTCTTCCTCTTGGGACTTTCCCCCTTAATACTCTCTACTTTACTTTATATATTTATTATATTATTATATATATAATAGAAAATATATATTTTTTTATTTTTTAATAAAAGTTTATTATATTTTAATAAATAATTTATATTAAATAATATATATTAAATAAATATTATTATATATTAAATATAAATTATTATATAATAAATAAATATTATATATAATTTAAATAAAAATATAATAAATACTTATAATAATATATAAATATATTATATATTATTATAATATAATATAAAAGATAGGTATTTCCCCTTACTGGGATTAAGAGGAAGTTAGTTTAAATTATAATAACCTATAAAATAACCTAACGGTTATTTTATAGAACATTATAATTTAAACTAACTTCCTAGAGAATTAAGTTTAGTTTATATAACTTACATAACTTTATAAAATAGCCTTCGGCTATTTTATAAGTATATGTAAGTTATATAAACTAAACTTAATTCTCTTCAAGTATTATTATATAATATAAATAAATAATATATAATATATATATAATATAATATATATAAGTAAATATATATAGACCCTCCCCTAATGGCTAAATATAGATACTGTTTGATTTATAAAATTTTTAATACCCGATTGAACTGTTTTGCCCAAAAATCTTTTCCCTCTTGGAAGGAAAGAAATCTTCTGACGTAGAGATAGAAAATTTGAAAGCTTAGTTTAAAACTTTTTGTCCCAGAGAAATTTCTTGTTATAGAGATAGAAAATTTGAAGGGTTCTTTTGGAACTTTTTGTCCAGAAGAATTAGAAAGAAAATCCTTTAGGCTTTAGAGTTCCATTTCATATTTCAAAAAGCCCTCTTGGACTTTCTAAATTTTTGTCCCCTTCTATTAAATCTTCTTGTCCTATCTTTATAAAGATTTTACCATATTTTTTTAGAAATTTCAAGTTGATTTTTCAAAAATTTTATGGTATAATGGAAGTAGAAAGAAAAGTTAGGCCTCTCTCCCCTAAGTAAAAAATCTGAAAGTCAAATTATAATTTTTTACTTAAAAATTTGTCTTAAATACTTATACTAAGCTTTTCCTCTCTTACCTAAAAATTTCTAGTTGAAAATTATAAAATTTTGTCTTATAATATATATAGAAAAATTAAGAGGGAAACTTAAAAAAATTCGCCCTAAAATTTCTTGGTCTAAAAATTTAAATTTGCAAGGAAGAAAATTTATAAGCCTTAGAGAAAATTTTTAGGTCAAATTTTGAAAATTTAAGGTGAAGAAAAATTATAAAGCTTAGAATAAGAACTCCCTCTCTAGGTTTACGTCCTAGGTTATGTACTTTGATAATTCCATAAATTAAGTAATAAATAAAAATTTTCAAAGGAAAATATTAAATAACGCTTTGTTAAAAATTTTTAGAGTATTGCTTGGTTAAATTGGAGAAAATATAATGGTGTTTAGTATTGGATAGGATACAAGCACCTCACTTATACCATTTTTAATTAAAAATTTACAACTTATACCATTTTATAATTAAAATTTTGTAAATTATACCATTTTTAATTAAAAAATTCATAAATTAAAACCTTATAAACTTATACAAGACTTTATTAACCCCCCGAAAGGACTTACTATGAAATTCTGTCTCTCCTATAACCAACCCCCAGAATATCGGAATAAAGCCCAAGAACTAAAAATCCCGTATAAAGACCGAAAAATAATCCCAAATCTACCAAAAATAACCCCTATTCTAGAAGTAAATTCTTCCCCTGATTGGGCAGAATTGGAAGATTATAAGATTTTAACCAATAATTCTTTAATTCTTTGCGTTAATTCGGTCGACCTATGTCTCTCCGCCAAAGACCTAAATTTTAACTTCTATTGGGGGTTTCCGATCTCGACTTACTATGAAGCGAACTGTATCGCCTCGTTGTCTCCAAGCTACCTCAAGTTAGCTCCTCCCCTATTCTTTCAACTCCCCAAAGTTCAAAAACTAGGAATCCCTATTAGAGCTGTACCTAACGTAGCTTATACCGATGGCCTCCCCCATAAAAATGGACTCTTTGGCTCTTGGATTCGTCCCGAAGACTTAGACGCCTATTCCCCCTATATAGACGCTATAGAGTTTGAAGATTGCGACCTAGCTAAAGAAAGAGCCTTATTCCGTATCTACGCCCAAGAAAAAACTTGGCCCGGAAACCTTAACCAAATTATAACTAACCTCAATATCGACCTTGAAAACTCCCTAATCCCTTCCGAAGTCTCTACTAAGAGAATAAATTGCGGCCAACGCTGCCAAGACCCAGAATCTTTTTGCCATCTTTGCGATCATCTATCTATAATCGCCAAAAGGGATAACTTACCCTACTTCCAAGCCCTAAAAGAACTAAGAGAAAAGAAATAAACCTTAAGTTTTTCGTTTAATAAAAAATAAAAAGGAACTTAAATTATGGAACAAGCTATAAAAGAAGTAATTTCCTATTCCCAAGATATTCCCCTCCCCCAAGTTGATGACCTATTGGCCAAATGGGCGGTCGCCAAACAAAACTTTATAGACGCTATGGACGGCGACCTAATTTATGAGTACCCAAAAGAAGTAACCTTCTCTCTTACTCCCGCCCAGAAGGAAGAAAACCTAAACGCTATTATTGAATATGGTTATCTTACCAACCCTGCTGCTGGAGAATTTCTAGAACACTATTATCAAGACTTCTACGAAAATAAGACTTCTTCTGACTACGTTACCCCTGATGGAGTAACGATTCCTATGGGAACCAAGATTACTAAAGCTCTTAAATATTTTAGCTCTTCTTACATCGACCTACCAGAAATCCAGCACCTACAAAGTCGAATTAGTAGAGTTATCCAAAAGCAAAAAGTAACTGGTAAGCTCTGTCTTTCTGTCCATCCCCTAGACTATCTCTCCATGAGTGAAAATACCTATAATTGGCGGACTTGTCATAGCCTCCAAGGAGAATACGCCGCTGGAAACCTCTCCTATCTCCTAGATAGTTCTACCGTAGTTTGTTACCTAAAATCCACTAAAGAGACTAACCAATTGCCGAACTTCCCTTCTTCTGTCTCTTGGAATAATAAGAAATGGCGCGTTCTGCTTTTCTTTTCTAAAGAATGGAAAATGATCCTTACAGGTCGTCAGTACCCCTTTGAGTCCTCAACTGGGATGGAACTAATTAGAACTAAGCTACTGAACTATAATTTTGGTACTTATACTCCT